GCCATCAACCGAAGCCGACCCAGCGGCGGATGCTTTTAACATTGAAAACCGTCCCGTAATTGGCTATGACAGAAATGGTCAAAAGATTTATGGCGAGAGAAGAGGAGTGGGTGGGTTTGGCCTGAGCGGCAACTTGGGTGTGGGTCGTGCAGCGGGTGGCAGTATTTCTCACCTTGGCGACTACTCAGACGGCGGCAGACTGCTCCGTGGCCCCGGTGACGGTGTGTCTGATTCCATCCCTGCAATGATTGGTAAGAAGCAGCCTGCACGTTTAGCCGACGGTGAGTTTGTTGTACCTGCACGTATCGTTTCTGAGTTGGGCAATGGCTCAACTGAAGCTGGCGCACGTAAGTTGTACGCAATGATGGACAGGATTCAGAAGGCTCGTGGCAAGACTGTCGGCAAGGGCAAGGTGGCAAAGAATAGCCGCTCTGAGAAATATTTGCCAGCATGAATGCAGTTACAAACATCGTATACGCAAATGAAGACCCGTCTACATTTATAGACGAGTTGCAGATTCTTCTGCCCGAACATTATGATGAATTGTGTGTAACTAAGGACTTCCCCCTTCAACCGGACTATGTGGCGTATGGGCGTTTGGCGGTAAATAATATGTTGCGGTGCATCACATGTAGGGCGGAGGGTAATCTGATTGGTTACATACTCTTTATTGTGCACCCCCATTTACACTACATGACATGTAAGACCGCATTTGAAGACATATATTTTGTCAAAAAAGAATTCCGTCAAGGCCGAGTTGGGATAAGACTATTCCAATATGCCGAAGATGTGCTTAAGCAAGATGGTGTCAACAGAATCATCATGCACACCAAAATTCACTTGGATAATTCTCGGTTGTTTGAATACCTCGGGTACAAACATACCGACAAAATCTACACGAAGATATTAAGCACGGAGCCAGTATGAATTACTCACGCAGACAACTTTACGCCCTTGGCGAACCTATTGGTGAATCAGCTACCCGTTTAAAACTTGGCGGTCGCATCTATGGCGGCGGCGGGGATAGCGGCGGAAGTGCAGCACCACCAGATAAAACAACGCAAATAGCAGAGTTGCCTGAGTGGGCACGCCCGTATGCTAAAGACACACTTGCTAAAGGCGCGGCTCTTACCGACATCAATCAAAACCCTTACCAACAATATACCGGACAACGTATTGCTGGGTTTAACCCAATGCAACAGCGGGCACAGCAGGCTGCTGATTATATGCGGCCTTCCGAACAATTGGGAACCGCCACGGACTTAGCCACTGCCGCAGGTATTGGGGCTTTGGGCACTAGCTATCAGCCCGGACAATTCACAAATCAGTTTACCGCGCCAGATAAATACGCTAATACCACTTTTGGTTACGAAAGAGTAAACCCGTTTACACAGGAAGGCGGATCAATGTCCGCCGCTCAGATGATGGGCCCTGCTGACGTATCTGGGTTTGGTGGCGGCACTAAAGCAGCATCTACAAAATCATTTACTGATAAAGGTACGGCGGCTAGCTACATGTCACCCTACATGCAAAATGTGGTGGATATTCAACAACGTGAAGCCCAGCGTCAAGCGGATATAGCAGGAACACAACGCGGCGCTCAAGCTGCACAGGCAGGCGCTTTTGGTGGATCTCGTCAGGCTATTATGAACGCCGAAGCGGCACGGAATCTTGCCCAACAAAAAGGCGACATTACTGCCAAAGGGCAGCAAGACGCTTACCAACAAGCCATGCAGCAATTTAACGCTGAGCAAGGCTACGGTCTTACCGCGCAACAAGCCAACTTGCAAGCAGGGTTACAGTCCGCTTTAGCCAATCAACAAACGGGATACAACGTAGGTGCTCAGAATCTAAGCGCTCAGCAGCAAGCCAATGTACAAAACTTAGCCGCTAAGTTACAGACGCAAGGATTAAACGCTCAACAAGCAATGCAAGCCGCGCTTGCAAATCAACAAATGGGTATGACGGCCCAGCAAGCGTCAGAACAATCTAAACAATACGGCTACGGTCAGGAAATGAATGCCGCGCAACAACGTGCTCAATATGGTCAAGCGGCACAGCAACTGGCTGAGCAATCTCGTCAGTATGGCGCTGGTCTTGGTATGCAAGGCCTTCAAACTGCTCTACAAGGCTCAGGTCAGCTTGGTCAGTTAGGTGGTCAGCAGTTCCAACAGGGCATGGACATCAATAAGTTGCAAAGCGCATACGGCGGGCAGATGCAACAACAAGCTCAACGTTATTTGGATCAGGATTACCAAGATTTCCAGAACCAGCAGAACTATCCGTACAAACAGTTGGGCTTCATGTCCGACATGATCCGTGGCTTACCACTGGGTCAGCAATCTACGAGCACTATGTATTCACAAGGCCCCGGCACAGTTCAAACATTAGCGGGCTTGGGTGGCGCTGCTTATGGCTTTGGCAAGTCAGGGCTGTTTGGTAAAGAGGGTGGTCTGATGACCTCCTACGCAGAGGGCGGCGGGGTAACAAGCCAAGCCAACAAAGACAGCATTGTTGAAGATATGTATAGCATGGAGGGCTTGAAAAAAGCTAAAGAAGCCGCGCTTGCTCGCCGTGATATTGATACAGCAGAGGCAATTGATGAACGTATTGCCGAACTAAACGCAATACAAGCGCAGTCGGCTTCTATTGACCGTGGTCTTGGTTCAGCGTTTGACCAAATCCCAGAAGAGCAACAAGAAACAATGATGGCTGCTAATGGCGGTATTGTTGCGTTTGCTGGTGGCGGCACGTACGGCAAGCGATTTGAACAGAGTTTGACTGATTTAAAAGCAATGGCTAACAAAGCACCGGTAGAGCCGACTCCAGAACAAAGAGATGAAGCTATTTCTACCCGTATCCCGATGTTGGAAAAACGCTATGGCCCTGACATCACCCAACCATATTTAGAAGAAACCAAAGCCAAGCGAGCAAAATTGCCTGAGCAAATGGAGAAAGATCAAGGGCTTGCTTTTGCTATGGCAAGTTTGGGTTTGTTGGCACGTAGCAAGAAACCCGGTGAAAGCCAAAAGCAGCAGCTTCTTTCCGGACTGGGTGAAGCTGGGCAACAATTTGTTGGCGAAGTAGGAAAACTTAAGAAAGAAAACCGTGAGGTTGATGACAAATTACGTCAATCTGAAATTTTGTTGGCTACTGCGCAGCAATCTCGTAAGGAAGGCTTGATTAATAAGGCAGATGCTGAAGAGACTCGTGCACAAGATTTGAAGAGAGATGCGTTCAAAACAAACCTTGGCGTGCAAGAAAAGGTTGCTCAACTTGAAAGCGGTTTGGCTGGAACTGAAATGCAAGGCGAAAACGCATTAAGAGTTGCAGGTGTTAGCGCTGCAAGCCATCTTGCCGCTGCAAGAATCAACAAAGAAGCTGGTGCAACAGCGGACCGACAAATTGCCGCATTGGCCGCAGACTTGAAGGAAAAGAACCCAAATATGTCTCCTGCGGAGATCAACGCCCGCGCCACAAAAGAATTCTTGAATTTAAGTGGTCGTTATCCCGGCAACGTAAAAGAAGATATTGCTCGTGAAACTTTGGACATGAAGAAGCTTGAATCAGCGGGTAAAGATTGGAAGTCCGCCATGATGAATCCCAAAGATCCCATATTCAAACAGGTTAAACAGCTTAATGCCGCCGACCCAAGCGGTGCTGCTGCTGAGGACTACAAGAGACGCTGGATTGCTGAACGTGCAGGTGGAGCAGGATCAAGTACGCCCGCACCTACAGACCAACCCCTACCGGTTAATACTGGTATGCCAAGCCGAAGTGGGCCACCACAAAAACTTTCACAGGCTCAATATAATGCAGCGCCATCGGGTACTAGGTTTATTGCCCCTGATGGTACAACCCGTATTAAACCGTAAGGCACATCATGGCAAAAGAATGGTGGGAAGATGCGCCAGTAGCACAAGAAAAACCTGCTGAGTGGTGGAAGGATGCCCCAATTGCCAAAGAAGAAACTAAGCCTGAAGCAAAAGCAGGAGAGTGGTGGCAAGCCGCACCGGTTTTAACACCTACAGAACAACCGCAAGGCACTACATCAAATCCGCTTATTGGGGCGATTGGTCGCACAGCTTCTTTGACTGGCGCTTTTGTAGATTCCGTAGTAGAAGTTGCCGAGCGAGTCGGTGACAAATTGGAATTGGCTGTGCCTCTGTCGGGCATAAGTCCCGAAGACATTAAAAACAAGAAACAGCTTCAGCCTTTGTTTGATTGGGCTAAATCGCTAAAAGATTTTGATAAGGACTTGGACTACCAGCCAAGCACGCAACTTAAAGATCTTGCCCGTAACCCGCTTAATGCTGTTCCGTTTATTGCCGAGCGGGTAATAACATCCGTGCCTGATATGGTCGGTGCAGTAAGAGTACCTGTTGCTTACGCCATGGCGCGTACAAAAGAAATTTTGGACGAGCGCGTTAAGAACGACGAAAAAACGCTTGACGACGCCACTGTTGCAGACGTGACCGCTGCGGCTACCGCCGCTGTCTTTGAGCTTACATTTGAACGCTTTGCCACCAAAAGTTTGTTTAAACCCACTACTGGTGCAACAAAAACTGGGCGTATAGCAAAAGAGACAGGTATTCAGGCGGGTACTGAGGTTGCTGAAGAAGAAGCAGCGTATCTTGGTGAAGCCGCAGGGACTAAAAAAGGTCTTAGCGCAGAAGAGGCTTTGACTCGCGGTGCAGAAGCCGCACTTGTTGGTGGTGGTTTAGGCGCTACTGTACAAGGCGTTAAAGAAGTATTTGCTCCCGAAGCCGAAGCTCAAACTCCCCCACCTCCACCGGTAGGTTCTGCTGTACAACAAGCTGCGGCTACTCCCGGCCCCGGTATGCCTGCTATTGACCCTGCACGGGTTGAACAACTTACGCAAACATTTATTGACCAAGGGCTTGACCCCAGTCGTGCGCAGTTCCGTGCAGTTGAAGTGGCTACCAGAGAGGCTGAAGATCAAGCAGACGAACAAACGTCAGCCGGTGAACAAGCGTCAGCCGGTGAACAAGGGTTTATTCCAAACTTTACTAACTGGACAGACGCAGGGTTAGCTTCTACGTTGGAATACCAACTGGCTAAACCTGAAAACGAACAAAACCAACCACTCATTGCAGCGGTACAAACGGAGATACAACAACGTGCGGCAACTCAAGGAGAACCAGATGTTGGACAAACTATTGCCAAGCCAAGTGGAGTTAGCGTTCCAATGGCTGGACAGCCCAATACAGATACCACCGCCAGAGGAACTGGAATCGCTGAGCCAAGTAGAGTGGTTCCTACTGGACAAGATGTTGCAGGAGTTGCTACGGGAGAAACAGTACAGCCCACTACAGTAGGGGGGTTAAATTTATCTCCTATCCCTTATGAATTTCGATCGCAGGCTGGACAAGGTCAACCCGTTGTAACAAATACGGGCGAAAATAACATAATCGACTACAGCGGTAGAAGAATTGTATTAGTCGATATAAACGGCGTGCAAGTGCCGTTCTATTTAAGTACCGGTAGCGGCGGGAAGGTAGATGTTCCTGCTGGTAAATGGTATCCATTTTTTGGTATTGGCGCTGATGGGTGGATAAACAAAACCGGCGGCAAGGAAATGGCTGGATACTACGGCAGTGAAGTGTTGCGCAACACTGCTGCAATGTTGGATAGCACAATCGGGGATATACGTAACGATACTAACGTACCCAAAGTAGGGGCGTATGGCGCTCATATTGAAGCAATCAACGCGGGGTTTGACCCCGCTGAAAATGGCGCGGCTAATACGCTAACCAAAGTGCGTAGCAATATTGACTCTTTATTAAACAGGCTAAACAGCGCAGAACAAGCCGCGCTCCAAGAAGCCGCCACCGAAGGCGAACTGACGACTGAAGATCAAGCCGCGTTACAAGAAGAACTTGCCGCAGAACAAGCCAAGACCGATGACCAGTACGCCGAAGAAGCTGAAATACCTGAAAGCGTTGCAAATGTTGTCGGCGACTTGACCACTCTGCCTGCTGAAGAAGAGGCACCCGTAATAGTTGCCAAAGGTAAAACTGGGCCAAAAGGCCCTCGGCAAACCCCCGAACAAAAAGCTGCTTCAGATGAGCGCCGCAAGCAACAGACAAAGAACTATAAGCAAAATGTAAAAGCAGTTGATGCCGCTGAAGCTGCGCTCAATAACACTTTGACCGACTTAAAACCTGAAAACTACGGCAGTGATGCAGAACTTCAAGAAGGCGTAGAAAGCCAACGCATTAAAAAAATACAAGCAATTAAATCTTTGCTGCTGTTGAACCGCGCCCTTAAAGGAACTACGCTTGGTAAGCGTGTAGCCGAGTTACTCAAGAACCCCAACATCACTGCGCAGGAACTTGAGAACGTCAAAAAGGGCATCGCCGCTCAAGTATCTAAAGCTAATACGCAAGTAAAAGTTGGCCGAGCCGACGGCAGATTCAGCGACATGACAAATGGTCAACAAGCACTGCGTCATATCATCAAGACCGGTAATGCGTTCCAAAAATTCTTGGCTCAGCGTTTGTTGCCTTTTGTAAAAGATGTCAACTTCAAAGTAATTGAGGAAGATGATGCGCTCCCAAGCCAGATCACTGAGGGTGGAGCAGAAGCTGATTGGGATGCGTCACGCGGTTTGTTCCTGCGTGTCGTGGCTACTGGCGAACGGTTTGTGTTTGTGCGCGGTATATCTGGTGGCCCAAGCCAAGGTATCAATAACGTCACTGTGCTGCACGAGATGCTGCACGCCGCACTTAACAAAAAGTTGGACTTGGCGCTTGATGCAATTCAATCTGGGTTTGACCGTAAGTCCGATTTAGCAACGGCTTACAACGCCTTACTCGGCACAATGAACCTGACAGTGGATCGAGTTAACGAAATGCGTGAAGCAGGCACACTGCCTGAGTTTATGGAAGACTTGATTTCAGCCAACATCTTTGGCGACCCCCGAGAGTTCGTTGCTTACGCAATGTCTGACCCCCGTTTCCAAAAGTTGTTGATGGAGACTGAAGGGCGTATTAAACAGTCGTTGTTTAATCGGTTTATCAACAACATACGTCAGTTCTTTAACATGGACGCAAGCCACACCAGCGCCCTATTAGACATCGTAACTATCACCGACATCATGTTGACCGCACGCAAGACACCCTTGATGCGTATGAAGGAAGCTGAAGAAAAACTCAGCGGGAACATGGCGCAAGTTTCGTCGGCTATTAAAGCCAAAAAGCAAAGAGTAAACGCCTCACTTCTTAAGATTCAGCGCGGAGATTTTGCTGATGCTATGCGTGAGATACCTACGCTTGTAGGCTTGCGCGATCAACAGACATTTCTTGACGTATTGAATTCTTCTTGGGTAGGGTTTACTAACTTTAAGTTGCAGCAGCTTTTACCTGCTATGCAGACAGAGGCTTTGGTTCAGTGGGCAGACAGACTCGGCATCAAGGGTATAAAAGAATCTTGGCAATACCTTGGTGACATGGCAGCTATGCGTAATAGCCTTACCACAAAAATGGTGCCTATATCTGATGCGCTAACTAAGTTGGCGGCTAAAGCGCCCGAGCAATTCCAGCGTTTAGCAAGCGTGATGCACTACTCTACGTTGCTGTACCGCGACCCAACCAAACCGTTCTACTTAACAGCAGAAACTGGCGCAAAACGCGAACACCATGCCTTTGCTACCAAAGCTGCAAGAGATGCATACATACAAGCAAACAATGCTCGCCTACAAACTTTAGGTAGCATGAAGACCGTTGAAGATACTGACTTAGAAAATCTGTGGAACGGTTTGACCGACGCAAACAAAAAGTTGTATGAGCAAGCAAGGGACTTCTACAAAGGCAACCACGAGCTTTATCACCAACTTCTTGAAGAGCAAATTGCTAACTCAAAACTTGTTGGAGCCGCAGGTAACGCCAACTCACCCAAGGGTAAGCTGATTGCTCAGATTAAACAGATGTACGAAGATGGTAAAAATCTGTACCCGTACTTCCCTCTTATGCGCTATGGTCAATATTGGATACGTGTAGGTAAGGGTGTCGGTCGTGAGTTCTACATGTTTGAAAATGCGTTTGACCGCAATATGTTCTTGCGCCAGCGTTTCCGTCAACTGCAAGCGGCGGGTGAGACACGATCCTTAAAAGAAATGTTGGAAGCCGAAGCAATTGACATGGGTAATGACTTGTCTAATGCGCGTAAGAAAATGGAAGCGGATGCCAGCGGGCTTGTAAAAGAAATGTTCAAAGCCATTGATGACGGAGCTAAGAACGGCACTTTGGATGCCAAGGCAATTGAGGAACTTAAAGACCAAATCTACCAAATGTATTTGCAGACTTTGCCTGATCGCAATTTCCGCAGACAGTTCATGCACCGCCAAGGCACAACCGGTTTCACAGGCGACATTGGTCGTAACTTTGTAGAGACCGGCACAAACATGGCCAATCAGTTGGCTCGTATCAAGTTTGGCCCCAAAATCATGGGTGAAATTGAACGCGCCCAAGATTTACTTAAAGGTAACCCTGATAAGGCAAAACTTGGTGAGTTTGTTACTGAGATGCGTATGCGTGCCGAGCAGCAAGTACGCCCAGAGCCAGAAGACAGTTTCGGGTTCCAAGCATCTAACTTCCTTAACCAGTCGGCGTATTTGTGGTTGATGACTTCTGTAAAGACAGCCGCCGCGCAGATGACTGCAATGCCTATTTTTGTTGGGCCAGTGCTCACATCCAATCACGGGTTCAATCCGTTTAGGGTTGCTGCTTCACTGTCAAAGTCATTAGCTATATTTGGCACTACAGGTATCAAGCGCACGGCTGATGACGGCACAGTTAGTTACGAATTTCCATCTATGGCAAACAATCAGTTGGTCAAGTTAAGCGGGGATGAAAAGCTTGCTGCTCAATATATGTTAGATCGGGGTATTAGCGAATCTACACAAACCAATGACTTGATGAACCGCAAAAGCGTATCGACTAAACAATCTACAAGCGTAGCGCGTAGAACAATGGGTGCCGCAGCTACAGTAATGACAGGCTTGTTTCATCATGCCGAGCGCATGGTGCGTGAAGTGACGTTTATGACCTCGTACCGTTTGTATCGTGATGATATAAATCCGGACACAAAGAAAAAGTACACCCACGAAGAAGCTTTACGTGCAGCCGAGGCTGAAACTCGTGAAGCTCTAGGTAACTACCACGCATCAAACCGCCCTCGTGGTTTGATTGCCAACGCCGAGCGCCAAGTTTTAATCAACGCTCACAAGCCAACAGGCCGAGCCATTCTTCAGTTCAAGATGTTCCCTGCGTTTGTGACTACGTTCTTTATGCGTAACGCCTACCGCATGTTTGCCGGGTTAGATGCCAAAGACCGCGCCAAAGCTATGACTCAGTTTGTCGGCACATTGACCATGTCCACTGCACTTGCTGGCTATGTCGGTATTCCCGGCGCAACAATGGCTATGGGTGCTATCCAAGGCGCAATGAACGTTTACCGTGATTTATTCGGGGACGAAGATGAAGATGACCCATTAGAAAAACGTAACTTAGAATTATGGTTCCGTAACGTATGGCTACCACAGACTTTTGGCAATGTGAAAATTGGCGATGCTACTTTGGATGAAGTTTTAGACAGAGGGCTTATTTCTACCATGACTGGCTATGACATTTCTAGCAGCTTGTCTATGAATAATATGTGGTTCCCCGAGGTTAAAGAGTCGGCTACGGCTGCGGCGGAAATGCAAGAGTACCTTATGTCTTTGCTAGGGCCGGGCGCTTCTTTGTACTTCAAGCAAATACCGCAAGCAATTGACTACTTCAACAAAGGGGAAGTTATGCGGGGTGTTGAACAACTTGCCCCTGCGTTTGCTCGCGGCGCTTTTACCGCTGCCCGGTACGGAAAAGAAGGTGCTCTTACTTCAACAGGCTCAGCCATTAAGGAAGCCAAGGAGTTTACTGAAGGGCAATTGTGGGCACAGTCTATGGGCTTTGCTACTACAGGTTTGGTTGCTCAACGAGAAGCAATTTTTAAACTGCAAGGTGAGATCCTTAAAGTTAGACAAGAACGCACCAAACTGTTAGACCGATTGGATTTGGAAATTAATAAAGGCGATGATGAAGATGTTGAAAAGGTGTTGGAGAAAATTCAAAAGTTCAACAGCCGAAACCCCTTTGCAATGATCGAGTACGAAAATATTGAGCAGTCTCTAGATAAACAAGCTAAGCGCCGGATGCAAGCCGACCGAGGTATGCCCATAGATGAAAGGTATTTCCCACAGGTTGCGCCAGTATTAGAAGCGCCCGGCAAGAAGTTGGAACGCGAAGCGGCCAAGGCTCGGGAATAAAAAACCCCCGCACATAGGCGGGGGGAAGAGGAGGTTGGAAGGAGCTAACTTCCGGAGACATGGCAACTGCTTACCATTGGCATAGTCTACATCAGACACGCCAAACTCGCAAACCTTTTATACCCTCCACAATCACAACTTTTGTAACAATGGGTATCTTCAACCTTTTTGTAACAACGGCTACAGTTTCCCGTGCCGCTTTGTGATCTATGCAGGGTACAAAAAATGAATGGCCGACTCGAAACTTTGACCAATCAATCTGATATGACACTGTCTCGATTTTCATTTAGACCCAACATCTCGTCCATGCGCAAAAACTCAGAATGAGATGCGTCAAACTTCAACGTACGCACCGCAGGAGAAGCAATCTTCATACCTTTAGACATGCGCTTGTTAATTGCTTCAACAAAAATCTGTAAGTCGGTTAATTCTTTGAGCAGCGTTTTGTAGTTGACCTGCTGTTTTATGCAGAACTCTTTGAACTGTTTGGCGGCTACATAGATGTGCTTGGTATCCGGCTCGTAACGTACCAGCAACTGTAGCTTGGGTTCCTGTAAAGGTAACGCCGACATATTACTTCGGGCATCCACCTCTTCATTAACTACCAAAGTATTGACGGCATGGCTATCGAGGAATTCACCAAGGGTAGCAACGGGGGTTGACTGTGGGGGCTTCACATCGTGGCGCATTTCGCCCAGCATAATCTTTAGCCAGTCGTACACAGCGGTCATATCAAAATCATGCAAGCCAAGGTGACGGGCAATCAAACCACCAGCAATATTACAAGCGGCGGTGGCCGACCAATAGCGTTCCCGTGAGGTGAACTGAACTTCCTTATCCAGTCGGGCTTGCACTTTCTTTATCAAGTCCTTGGTGTACTCTAGGTTGTTTACTAACCATGTAAGGTATATCTCGCCTGCGTGACCATAGTTCTCATTAAGTTGGTGGTCAAACATCTCTTTGCCCTTGGCTACGCCGATCAAGTCGTTGGGTTCTATCTTGTACTCAAGTAGCCGTACTGATTCACCGTCCGGGCTGTTCTTCAACGCAGTCAACTTCTCGTAAAAGCTGGCGTTAGCCGAGCACAAGGTCATGTTTTGCCATGAGGCGTTGTTGGTGCGCAGTGCGTTCTCTGAACCCTTTTGGCGATTCTTACCTCGACCATGACTGATGCCGTATGCCAAGTCAGAGAAGTCCTTGGGGGTCATGTTGGTGATCTCGTCAATCGTGTTGGGGATATTGTTCATTACCCCTAGCTGTGTCATCTTGGCGTTGAGCGTATCCTTCTCAATCGACATAAGTTCGTAGGGCATACCGTACACACTGTTACACATGCGCAGAATCGTTGATTTTCCTGATCCGGCATATTCGTAGATCACGTTAATGATTGAGCCCTTCAACCCAGTGAACTTCATTAGTGGAGCGCCAAACGCGGTTAAGGCTCCAAAAGCGTGGGGCTCCATGCCCTTCAGTGCGTACAGGTTAAAGACTTCTTTCCACTTGTCTATGTCACCCTTCTCGTGAACCTTCTCGGCAAAGAACTCGGTTGTTGACGATGATGGACTGTAGAACGTACCGTCTTTGGTAATTTCTTTGTTGCCCATAATAAATTTGCTGTCTCCCTCTACCCATCCAAATTGTGTTCTCATAAGCTCTGCTTTCTTTGTGTATTGCAAATTTTTTACCGCCGTAACGACATACGTTGCAAGACTTTCATATTGCTTGTGATGTGCCATTACGCCCTGCTGGGCAAGCTGTTTGCGTAGCTCGTCCTTTGATGAAATAGCCGCAGTGGTTATTGCAAACTCTTTCACCCCGTCATGAGGTAAGTGGAGTCTGAACAACGCCATTTCACCCAACTCTTTATCTCTCATACGTTTGAGTACGTACAAGTCATGCTCGTACACCATTGCTGGCGCTTCTTCGGAATCCTTGGGCGGGCGCAGATATACGCCACCTTTTTTACCTCTGAAGAACGGGAATGGGTACTCAGGTATTTGGTGTGTCTCAACACCCTCTTCAGTTTCAACTTCTATTTCGTTGTCGTCTTCGGTTGCTTCTGCTACCTCTGTACCCAACACAATAGGTGAAGTGATCTTGCCTTTGTGCAGACAGCCATCACAACCACCGGGGTTGCGCTCTTCAAATGTTGTGCAATGGTGTGGGCCACCACGCTTGCGGATATTCCTAAGCTTGTTGTTTACCTCGGCTGGGTCGTATTCAGGATGCTGGTCGGACATCTTGTGCGCCGCTTTGTCTCCATCTACGCAGAAAGCAGGAATCGACAACGCCGACATCCACAGTGGCTCATCAATCTCGGCTTGATTTTGAAATACGTAATTCAGTTGTGCACAGCCGTTCTCGGCCTTGAGCATGATGGTCTTAAACCGCTTGACCTTGTTACCCAACAACGCTTCCATCATTGGGCTCATGGAAGAGGGTATGAAGTCGGGCACTTCCTCTTCTTGTTTTGGTTCGGGTGCGCCCAGCAGTTCACGCAGTTTTTCAACCGACAGCCTCGGCGAAACCTCGTTCCAAACACTGACTGGCTTGGGCTCCAAACCTTTCTTCACGTTCATTGACTCAGGTACACGAAGAACCCGCGATGCTTCAAACACCTTGTCGTCAACGATCAAGTCATGCTCTTTGCACAGTTGTTTTAGTCGCTTGGCTAATGGCTCCCACACAGTGCGGGGTAACATCTCTTCAAGCAACCAGTAGGCATGAACACCGTTACCGGAGTTCACCAAAATTGGTCTAGGTAAGCCGACTGTCTTGCAAAACTTCTTAAGCTCTTCCAGCCCTGTTTGCTGGTCGAGATAGCCCTCGATCTTCCCTTTGGAATTCGGTACACCCTTGGTCGGGCCGCAATCAATATCTAGCCATAAGGCTTGAACAAAGGCTACGTTCTCGTGTGTCCTGTCGTCGGCTGGGCCAAACTTGGCGCAACCAAAATACACGTTGACTTGCTTGGTGTTGAACTCTTGGATTAGTGTCTCGGCTTCTTCCCTTGTGTTTGCAAAACGCTGATCGACATATTTACCTATGCCAACTATGCAGTACCGCCCCTCCGTGGGTAAGACGGTATCAAGCAAATCAAATGTAGACATTATTTATTTGCGCTTTTTATGCCGTGCCATGAAACGCTCAATCTGTCCAGCGTAAGCAGGAGATGGGGTGAACTCACCCCAAAACCAGTTGTAAACCGTCATGCGGCTAACCCCTAGCTCTACTGCCACTTGCGTAGCAGTAATCTCCTTTGCTATACAGAAGCGACCCAAAGCTACGCCTAAAGAATCAGCGTCGGCCTTTTTGTTGGCGTCAACTAATTTTTGGCTGTAACCATAGGTCATGCGTTACTCCTCTTCCGTCCAAGCCGCTACCACAGAGTCCAAACTTTTCTTGGATGCGGGTGTGGCTTCAACAGCTTTCTTGGATTCACGCTTCTTAGGCTCGTCTACCGCGTCGGCTTCGGCTCGTATCTTAGCAAGTGATTTAGCGTCTTCTTCCTCAAAGGCTTTACCCAAAGGCTTAGGTGCTTCTAACTTTGGCGCACGACCTGACACATCAGCTTGATATGGGGTCATGGTGACCATCTTATGCACTTCGGGGAGCGCGGCTACTTTGCTCGTAACTGTGTGTTCGCCTTTGTTGATAAAACGCGCTGGCGTAAACAGAATAGACTGGTTGTCGTTGTCTTCATTAAAGCTCAACTGAGTAACAACGTAGTCCAAGCTCTTACCATTGTTAGACAAGTATTTGGTGTAGCTCTCAAAGGGATGAGTGTTGTCACCGACACTGTCACCAAACAAAGACTTGGAAGCCAAGTTCATCTGATACACAGAACCTTCAAGTGAAGTACCAAAGTCCTCTTCCAATACCACAGCGATGCGGCGTGAATAGCGACAGGCTTTAGAGTTACCCATACCCGAACCCTTGATGTTTTGCTCGCATGAATCACAACGGTCAGATTGTTTATTAGCGGAACCGGCATCAGGGGCAACGCCGTCATTGGAGAAACAGTCAGGTGCAGTTGGCTCAGCGTCGGCACTCCATTGCTTTGCGTAAAAGATACGCCCAACTTTGGGGGAAGCATTAACAACGACAACATTCAAGTCGCCTTTGACCTTACCCATTTCTTCACCGCCCACAACTTTGCGGAAGATTCCGTTTTTGGGGACGATTCGTTTAACGCCAGTGCGACCAGCGAGTTGCCTTGTAAGCTCACTGACTCCAGCGTTTTGCAGGAAGTCGGGGAGGTCTTGGTTTAACAAAGTGATGTTGCTCATTTTTCAATTTTCCTTAGAACGTCTAACTACCACGGTATATTGATTTTCGACATTCAAGCCTCTCGGCAGAAGGTCAGGATTCTCGAGAAGAAACTCTTTCATGTTTGTCTGATGAAGTCTCTTTTCTAGCAGGCCATATGCACCGGTCTCCTCAATGAAGTCGTACATAGAATCCCAATCATTCGTCCAGTACCGTGACTTTACGGAACGGATGATCGTGCCAGCTTTTGTGCGAATGCTGTCGGCATTCATGTTTTTGCAAACCTCAAGCATCTCCGATTCAAGCACCGCCATCTGCTCTTCGATGTCGGCGTATTCGGCTTTATACTTGGAAGTGAGGGTGTCTTTGGCATCGCGCATCTTGATATAGATAGCGGTCAGCTTATCGAGGGGGATAGGAGAAGTGGTGACTTCGTCCTGAACTGTAGCGTCCATAGTTAGCTCCTTTTTGTTTTGGGGGGTCAGTTTAGCATAGACCTTGACAATGTCAAGTACTTTCCAAAATAATTTCTTGCCTATACAAATCAATTATTTTGGTGTGGTGCGCGATGTTTCCCCGCAAGTGGGCGTACATCTTTGTCTCTATTGGACTGCCTGTTATATGCACGACTGTCATTGGGTTGACCTGACCGGGTCGGTCGATTCGAGCATTGGCTTGTAAGTATGTTTCTACACTTGAACATGGAGCGTACCAAATAATTGTATCGGCGGCAGTTAGGGTAAGCCCGTGGGATGCCGCTTGCGGTTGTATGATGAGAACCTTGGGGTGTACGTCCTCTTGAAATTGTTTTACCAATTCAGAACGTCTATTGACACTCACACTTCCATTGATGATTTCGCACTTTATATTGTGTTTTTTTAAGTGCTTTTCTAGAAGTTCAATAGTGTGGGTAAAGGGTACAAACACCAGCACTTTATTGCTAGTCTCGTCAATGACTTCCTGCACCACGTTTAATCTGCCAGATACATCAAACTCTAGGACTTCTCCAGTATCCGTATACACAGCGCCACCGGATATTTGAAGCAGCTTGTTAATTTGCACGGCAGCATTGACCGCCGATATTTCTTCTCCGTCGGCTTCAATCAACATCTGCTTCTTGAGTACGTTGTAGTACTTGATCTGCTGGGGTGACAGTGGGGCATCACGGTCAACAAAAGTCACAGGGGGTAGGTCAAGGCATTGCTTCTTTTCAAATCGAATAGCTGGCTGAAGTATCTTATGAACAATGTGTTTAGACTCGGGGCGCGGTATCCAGCGATACTCGCTGACCTTAAGCATTACCTTATCTCTAAACTGCCCAAAGAACATGGGTATGCCAGTGGGGTTCACTAACTTTGCTAATCCGTAAGCATCCACAGGAGACTGCGCGGCGGGAGTTCCAGTCAACATCCACAACCCACGTATAACTTTTGTCAAGTCACGCAAGTCTTTCCACCGCTCGGTCTGAGCATTCTTATACGCTGACGCTTCATCTACCACAATCAAATCGAACCCGCCCTTGAGTAGTTCACTCTTAACAATTCCAACCCCATCAAAATTGATGACGACAAACTCTGATCCTGCACTGATGATTTCTTTGCGCTTCTTAGCTGAACCGTGTGCAATCGACACCGTGCGGTGAATTGCAAACTTAAACAAGTCCTGTTGCCATGCCGACTTCATGATTGACAACGGACAAATCACTAACACTCGTTTCACTAATCCTCGTTGCATCAAATAATCAACTGCCCAAATCACTGATGCTGTCTTGCCTGTACCTTGCTCGTTAAAGCAAAACGCCTTGTTGTTGGTCGTTAGGAACTCGGCTGTAGTCTTCTGATGCTCAAATGGGGTGAACCCGTGGGGACGAGGCCACTCATACTCTGATAAGTTCATTTTTTCTTTGGTTTATTGGTTTTGACCGTATGGTCTGAATTGCGACTGAACGAACGATTGGCGCTTGGGGTCTTGAGCTTAAGATTTCCTGAAGCATTGCTCCCCCCTTTGGACAAGGGAACCACATGGTCGATGTCTTTTCCAGTACGGTCAACGCCCTTCTTGTCCATCTCACTTCTTGCTCGTTGGCGTTCAAGGCGGGTATCAGATTCGCCTCTTGTTTTTTGCTGTTCATATTCTTTCTTGTATGGTCTAGGTTTGTTTACGTAGGGCATGATGCCTCCTTAAAATTTTATTCAAGTGTTGCTTTGAGTTTCAAGGCGTGTAATAAGTCGGCTAAACCGCGCAGAATTTCACAGCCTTCCCACTCGCCCGTTATCTTTATGCGAACCGTATGTACATCTTCTAACGTCCTAACAGTTTCGTCTTTCGGGTTGTCACCTGTCAATAGCGTAACTTCCATCAATTGCGAAAAACCCGAGGGGGTTTCAAACTCCAATATAGTGATTTCACTGTTACCGTTCCCTTCTTCACCCACCACAGCACGTACAGCACCGTAGTAGGTGTTCCAATCATTAGGTTCGTAAGTGGTTGAATCAAATTTCATCTTTAACTCCTGTTGTACTCACATTGTTTGACTGCACAGAACTTGCACAGTGGCCCACTAATAGGGTTCCACACCCCATTTTCCAATGCCGCCTCAATCCGTGCAACAACCATTGCTGGTTTTTCTAGGTACTTTTGCATCATTTCTCTATGGTGCTCAACCTTCAAAAATTCCTTGCACACCGTGAAGATCAACGCAGACTTAACTCTATTGATTTTGGGGAACTTGGCAAAGATACCCGCCGCCACAAGGTCAAGCTGTTTGGTATCTGCGTACCGCGTGTTCTTGCTGGTTTTGTAGTCGGCAGAATGCGCTAAGCCTTTTGCCTCGTTAAGCACGACCAAGTCGGCAATACCATGCCACCATACGTTCGGAGCATGGAACTCGCAAGCTTCTAAATCTTTGGTCAACCCCAGCTTTACCTCGCACAGCTTCTCCCCCTCTAAATTTTTAAGGGCATCCAGTGTGTCTTGCATGTAGTCGAACGCTGGCGGGATAGGTTTATCGTCCCGAATGTATTCCTCTGCCACAGTATGAGCAGTCTTGCCGTACAGCGTTGCCGTTGTATCAGGCTCAACAATGTCCTTGGCTATCTTGGTGTGATAGTACTTCTTAGGGCATTGCTCAAATGTTTTCAAGCTACTGAACGACCACACAATACTCATGCTGTTTCCTCTACCAAGTAAGCTTCGCGTTTACGGGGTTCCCCGTTACCACGCACAAATGAATTCCACCAATAGATACCGCTCTTGCGTTGCTTGAAGTGGCCTCGCACGTAGTGGGCTGAAATATCTGAACGGCGACTTACGACACCCTCGGTGGTGGCGCTCTCAATCTCTTCTAAATGCAACAGTGTGTACGCACTAGCAGAGTATGCCTTTTGTTTTTTACCACCGAGTTTCATGCTTTTGAGAGGTGTCCGTGCAGGAACTTTAGTTCGACCTACTCCGCTTTTACAGCTAAGCAAAAGATAAGAAGCAAACATAAGGCATGGGATTTCTGTGGCAGATTCCCTGATATGTTGTTGTGTTTCAGGCGATTCATATAGTTGTTTAAAACGCTCGGGTGGAACTCCCGCTTTTTCTGCGGCTACGATGAACGATACGCACGGTATGATGTTGCAATCAACAGCATCGTCTCCGTTGACCCTAGAGCTAATGGACACTTTAAGTGCGCCAACCGCATTCATACCAAATAAAAACATAAAAAAACTATGCTGAATGCGACCGTCAACAAACTCCCAATACGGCAAACAAGTGAACACGCCCTCGCTGATTTCTCGGATGTATGCGCCGATGCGTGTTATCTCAACGATGCCGTTGATAAGTCCGTTGTGACGTAGCTTGCGGATGTCCTCTGTTAGCGGGTATTCAATCACTGTATGCGGGTACGGCATACGCAATTCAACAAGGTTAGGCATCTTGAAAGATTTAGAACGCACAAGCATTTCGGCGCTCAACGCAACTTCGGGCGACAGAATAAATGTCTGCACATCCTTCTTCGGTACGTTGTGGTGGAACTCAATCGGCACCCCAAACTCATTGGACGTGGCACGGTCAAAAAATTTGTCGATCAGTGGTTTATTAACAATCCCCATAACTTCTCCCATACCCTGCTTCACAGTTCAGCGGTAACTCGGATGCCCACGACGGACGTAAGCGCATACACAATTCAACGTACTCCTTAGCTGTTTCAGCCTCAGCCTCCGGTGCAATGCAAGCCACGGCGTCATGAACGGTCATAACAACGCGGTACTTTTTCGCAATCATCAACATCTGCTCACCTATCACAATACGTGCAAGTGCTTGGCATACGTTCTCAATCACTTTACCGCCATAGATTCGGTTGAGAATGATAGCCTTGCCCTTCTTGGTGTCGTACACGTACTCGACATCGCCGTCATCGTCTAACTTTTTACGTAGGTTGGGGTACTTCAAGCGCAGTCCGTTGGGTAACAGGATGCCGTCTGACCCATCTACCTTGAGAATGCCGCCCCGACCAAAGGATGTGGTTTGTTCACCGATGATTGCGGGGAACACATTTGCCGCCTTTTTCCACAACGCTGATATGTTTGGGTAGGTTCGGCGATATGTATCAATGATGCGTTTCGCCTCATCCTCCGATACCTCCACTCCAAAAGTTTTGAGTTGCGTTCTAAACTTAACCGCACCCATACCATACCCAGCCCCAAGAATCGTTGTTTTACCGACAAAACGCTCATCCTTAGTGATCGCCTCAACCTTCTTGCCATAGATAGCCGATGCCATGATTTTGTATACATCTTCGCCCCTTTCAAATGCTTCCACCAAATCGTCCTGCCCAGCCAGCCATGCCAACGTCCGTGCCTCAATCTGTGATGAATCCGAGTCAATCACCACCATGCCAAACGGCGCAAGGATAGACTTCTTTAGCGGAGATGTGCGTTGTAGGTTTTGTAAGTTGATCTTGTCGTCACCGCCCCAGCGTCCAGTGTGTGCGGCGTAGTAGCGTAGGGGTACAGGCATTGGGCCTCGGTTAGCGATCCCAATGAACCGCTCGGTGCGGGTCTCTTCAATAGTTGACTTTGTTCCCAGCCGGGCCGCAACTACTGCTTGTACCCGAGTATCCTCATGCTCCAACAGGGCCTTGAATCCCTCATCCGTCTTAGAGAATGCGTAAGTCTGCATACCAGTAGCAGGACTTTTCTTCATGGGCGGCTCAACACCAAGAGACACAAGCAAGTCGGCAAACTGAGGGTTGCTCATCAAGGTGTCTTTGTTAAAGCTATCGAGTAACGTGACCTTCCGTGCTTGCTCTACATGCAAATGTTTTTGCAACATCTCTTTGTCCAACTGCAATACTGGCTCGGTGAACATACGGATGGTCAAGTCAATCAGGCGTAGCTCAATCTTTGGAAAGCCTTGGCTCATCAAACCAAACAAGTCCCATGTCAGCTTCACATCATTCTTGCAGTAGTCGCCGTATCGTGCCAAATCTACCTTGAGGAAGTCTTTGCGAAACTTATTGATGGCGTTGACAACTTCATTACCCTTGACTCCAATTTCATAGTAGGTCGCTAAGACCCCTAGACTGCCGCCTACCTGAGTACCATGCAATGCTCTCGCCATGCTCAGCGTATCCAACCAACCCTTGGGTGTAATGCCGTACTGCCAATTCAGTATGGCTCCGTCAAACACTGCGTTGTGCGCCAGCGCAAGGGAATTCTTCCAGTCGTACTTTTGGAGGAACTGGTACATGGCTGAGTGTGTGCCGCTGAACCATACCGGCTCGCCATCGTTTACCTGTACTGCAACACCGATAACTTCAAAGCGTGGGTCACGGATATATTCCTCAGTGGTCTGCTTGGCAAACCCAAGGTCACCGCCGTAGGCTGTTTCAAAGTCGATTGTGATTATGTTCATTGCTTCATCAGTTGGATAAGTTGCTCTAAGTATTCGAGTTGCTCTTCGGCAATAACGGCGGCTGTGCCACCGGCTTGTTTTATCTCTCGCAGATTTTTTTCTTGCAGCGCTGTGGTCGTGCCTTTACCCGCCTTGGCTTCGATTGCAAGGAAGTTTCCGTTGACACAGCATAGAAAATCGGGGACTCCTGAATTGCCGTAGCCAGTGCCGATGGGCATGGCATAGTAGACACCGTGGTCTTTCAGGATTTTTTTGATTTTGGCCTTGACCTTGGCCTCGGG